TATATCAACTTCGGGTTTTCCCTTAGCTGCTACTTCATTTTCTACGGGTTTACCCTGATCTTCGCCCTCTATTTCAAACTCAAATTCGGGCTTTCCTTCTGCTTCTTTTGGTAAAGGCATTTCTTACTCCTATTTGCGACTGATTCCACGGGGATCTTCGACCACCCCCTCGACGGAATCATCGTTGATGATACGGAACTCACGGCCATGAATCTTTAGCCGCGTACCTGCGTGTGGGCGCACGAGAATAAAATCCCCTTCCTTACACCAAGGCCCTGATGGGAACCTTGCGGCGTCCTTATAGCAATCCGGCCCCATCTTGACCACAAAAAGAACCGTTGTGAGTAGTTCTTCATGCTGGAGGGTTAGATCAGATTTAATAATTCCGCTTTCATACTGCTCCTCTATGTTAGGAATCCCACACAAAATGCGGTATCCCGAGGGGTCTGGTAACTGTTTAGCCTTCCTATCGTCGGTGTCGGGTAATACAGTTGCCTCGCTTGGGTCATCGGGGTTTGTGCCGATTAGCAGTTCAGTCATCAGAGCTTTCCATCCTTTCTTTGGTTTCTATAAGAATATTGTTTGCGATCAGTAAGCCACGGTAAATGCCACAAGCGTATTGATACGCTCCAAAATCTTTGGCCTTACCTAAAACTGCGTCCTGTTCGATTACTTTCATTTCCTCGCGTATCTTGTCTGAAAGATACTTGAGAAGGTCATTACTCATTTACTCTCCTTTTTTGGAAGGTTGGGTTCTACCACTAAGCCGAAGAAGTTCTTTGTCCCTCTCCAGCCTAATTCTTTCATCATCAGCAACGGCACGAACAAAGTCCCCGCCAGCTTTAAGTTTGAGCCTCTCATCTTCAGCGGTTGCCTCCACCATTGCGTTAGCGGCGGCAATCTTTTCCTGAGACTGAATTCTTTGTCGTTCAATCTCTTGTTGCTGAACCTTGAGTTTGGCGTCTGTCTGATCCTTAAGCGTTTTGCGCTGAAGATCCTGACCTTTAAGCTGAAGTTCTTGCATTTGCATCTGGATGATTGGGTCTTGCGCCTGCTGTTGCGCTTGTTGTTGCGCGGCAGCAGCTTGGTTCTGTTGAAGCAACTGCTGAGATGCTTGGGCAACCAGTCGAGATAAGGCAAACTCAACATCTTCTGGGATTGGCTCGTCTTCCTCAAACGTCGGTATTGGTGCTCCGACCTGCTGCTCAATCTGATTGCGGTACATATATCCAAAGTGCTCGGCAATGTGTGACTGTAGTGCAGCCATCATTTGCTGTGCCATTGGGTTTTGACCAATCATTTGTGCAGTCATTGGATCCTGCATAAATGTTTGGTGGGTTGTAATATGGGCTGCGTGATCTTGGTAAGCAAAAGCCTTGAGTGGCTTATTCTTAATCACGTCCATATTTTCTGAAATCGGATCGCGTGGTTTTTGATCGTCTTGCATAGGAACTAATTTGGCTGCGTTCTTAATTCCCAAGACTTCCAGCATCTGCCGATGTAAGTAAGGTAGATCATAGAGTTGTAGTGCCCCCTGAGCCAACTGCATGACTGCCTGGTACTGAACTACCTTTTGCGACATGGTTGCCGCATTAGGATCTGATACAGGGATTACGTCTACATCATCGTAGTCTGACTGTTTAGCCCGTGGAGCGCCTTCTACCGGCTCATACGAATACTCTTCTGGGGTGTAGTCACGGATGATGTTTTTAAGGAGTTTGAACTCCTGCTTCATGCTGTAGTGAATACGCGCCTGGACGGCAGACATCACTTTTAGCGTGCGCTCCAATATAGCCAGCGTAGTCCCGACCGGGGACTGAGCGCTCATGTCGGATACCTTCAGATCCGCCGCACTAGCGAACCGGCGGCCTTCTTCAACAATGGTGCCCAATAGGGTATACAACACCTGCGACGGCTCCTTATATGGGAGCGTCATGATGTTGTCTTTAATCGTGCCAGAGGCTACGTCTACATCTCGGAATTCCGCCGGAGCGATTGGCGTGTCATCACCCTTAACCCGAAGACCTTTTGTTTTGAATCCTCCGGGGAGATTCGAGAGAGTACCAGCGTCAACAAGTTGGCGAATAATAGAAGTGCCAGACTTAGCAAAAGCGCCAATGAGATGAATGAGACCAAAAGCGTAGAAGCCAAATCCCGGGATGTATGAATAATGGACAAAATGATTGCGTTTTTGTTTAGTATCATCATCTGGGTTCCAATTTCGACGAATTGCTAAAACTGTTTGGGTGCCTTTTTCGATAGTAACAACGTAAGGCAAAGCAATGCCCGTCGGCTCGCCATCATCGTCTGTGTCCTCGTAGCCGGGAAGGTCGATGTCAACGTGCATCTCAAGAAGTTTATATCTGTCGTCAGATGAGGCGCGAAAGCCCATCTTCTCAGCAATTTTCTTCTCAACCTCGTCGAATGCATCAACCGGATCACCAAGTTCTACGTCACGATAAAAGCCTGCTACTTGTAACTTGCGTAAATCATTCTCCGTCTTACGCATTACATGGGTCACACGCTCAGACGTTTGTATGTTAGATGCGCCGTAAGGAACAACCACATCTTCAGCAGGAACAAAGATTGCTACCTGTCTCTCAATCGACGGGTCGTAATACACTTTCTTAAATGCATTACCGGCAAGCCCCAAGCCCCACAACATACGCTCATGCTCTGGGCGGTACTCCACCATCACTTCGGTTAACTGGTAGTTCATGTCGTCTTTAACACGAACAGCCGCTTCTTTTTTCTCTGGCGTTTCTTTGCCAATGATCTGAGTCTTGACTGGGCCTTGAGATGGGAAGGTCTCCATGATCGTCTCAGCCTGAAACTTAACTAGCGCTTCTGAAAGCAGGGGGTGGTAAACACCACAGGCTCCCGGCCAAGGTTCTGTCCGGTCTTCGATCTTCATGCCCAACAACTCTAGGCCGTCTACATAAGTCTGCATCCAGTCTTTGCGGCTAGATACATCTTCTTCAAACTCACCTATTAAATCACCGCATAGTTCAGTTAACGCACCCTCATCCATATCTTCGGCAAGGTTGGCGTTAAAGTCGTCATCTGACTCTTCATCTGGATCAATCTCAATTTCCATGCCACCAATACCAATGGTGACTTTCTCAGGATCTTCGATCTCAATTTCAATAGCAGGATCATCTGCCATATTTTCGAGATCTAAGCCCATTGGGGCTTGTCCTAGTGCTTTATCAATTGCCATATTTTGTCCTTAGTAATATCCCTCAAACCTGCGCCTAAATGAGGGCAGTTCATCTTCTTCGTCTAACAGAGTGCGAATAAAACCACCCTTGCGGAATCTCATCAACGCAAGGGATACGGTATCAACATAGTCATCATGCTCCCCAGAGGGGAAAGATGCAACCTCGTCAATCACTTCTTCAGCCCAATGTGTGTTTGGTGCCCAGACTCTACCAGAAGCAAACAGGTCAGATACGGCATTTAATCTAGTAATTTTGTCATTCCCTTTAACAGGAGTGAATTCTTGAACCGGTATACCCATCGCTCTTAGTTCATAGATCAAAGGAGCGCCCGAGGCTTTCTTTTCGATGATCATTGAGTCAGGCTCCCAGCCCTTCCACTCCTCGATTACCTTTTTCTTTAGAGCCGGAAACTCTAGCCGATCCCTAAGGGCGTTTAGCAGTATCAGATTACTCTGCATTGTCCCGTTTTCGTCTTCTTTTTCAAAAACGCCCCATAAGGTACAGGCCGAATAGTCAGCTCTGTTGCTTTTTTCAAAGGCTGTATCCCATGCCATCAGGGTAAAGTCGCATCTAGGTGGATCTTCATCCTCCCAGACTTTCCACCATTCTCTTTTTACGATAGCTGACTCTTCAGAAGTCGGGTTTTGCTGGTACTGCGCCTGCCATTTGGTGTTTGGGAGCTCGGTTTTAAGGGCGCTTAACTCTTTTAGTGACCAAAACTCAGGCCATAGCGCCTTGCCAGAGGGCAAAATTGCAGGAAATTCGATAACTTCCCACGCTTCCCCTCCCCTTTGACCCTCAGCCTTTAAGACCTGGCCTGTTAAATCCCTTTTACCCCACCTTGTCATCACTATAACGATGCGCCCACCAGGCTGTAGACGCTGACGAGGACCTGAGGTGTACCACTCTGTGACCTTATCGTAGATTGAGGGGTCATTTGCAGCTAAGGCGGCCTCTTGTTCTGAGTGGGGATCGTCAATAATCAGAAGATCGGCACCTTTTCCGGTCACCGTACCCCCGACCCCGATAGCGAAGTACTCGCCATTAGCGTTAGTAGACCAACGGCCAGCTGCTTTTGAGTCATGTCTCAGTGAAACATTTGGAAAGATCTTGGCGTAAGTCTCTCCGTCTACAAGGTTACGGACTTTCCGGCCAAAGCCGACCGCTAGTTCGGCGGTATTCGAACACTGAATAATCTTCTTCTCAGGAAACTTACCTAAAAACCAAGCAGGCAATAAGTAAGAGGCAAACTCAGATTTAGTGTGCCGGGGTGGCATATTGATAATCAGCCTTTTAGTCTTTCCTGAGGCGAGATCTTCAAACTTCTTAGCCATGACGGCGTGGTGCCTGCCCGAAATAAACCCCGGCCACATAGTCTTCACAAAAGACAGAAAGTTATTCTGCCCCTTCTCCCTGGAGACCGCGTCCTGGTACTGCATAGCCATAGCGATAATCCCCTCCCTTTCACCATCAGGGAGCTGACTAATCAAATCATATAACTTACTCAATCGAACGCACCTTTAACCCAGCAGGCCGGATAGAGCGTGCCCTATTAGGAACCCCCTTGCAAACCCCCAAGTCCACAAGAACTCTCATCTTCCTATGCACATTCCCCTCCCCCTTCGCCCCAGTCATCATCATCACTTCTTTGACCGTAGGACCATAGCCAAACCTCCTCCACCACTCATCAATAACCAAAAATATTTCTTTCTGCGCTGGTGTCATATATACCCCCTCCCCCTAAACAGGGGACCCAAAAACATAAGGGGGGGGTTTTCTATATTACTTATTCCCCCTAACTCCCCAAAAAACATACCCCCCACCCCTAAGTAAGTAATCACTTTACACATAAGTCATTGATTTATAACGGTTTGTCACTTGTAACACCTGTACAAGTGAGATTTGTATCAACCTCTGAATCAAGGTTTTCTTCTTTTGTAGCAGAACCAGAATCACTAAGTTGGTGAGCCGATTCTTCGATGCATCCACTGTGTGGAATAGTATGACTAAGTGCAGCAGGGGTGTCGAAATTTTTGTGGGGGGTGGCAGGG